CCTAAAGATTCTTTATTAGAAGAATTGTATAATTTAAATTATGAATATGTTGATTCCAATAAAAATGAATATAACTATGGTGAAGAATTAAAATGTTTTCAACGATATTTGGAGATTTCTAATTTATATCATACAATTTTAAAGCGAGCACCAGATAAAACTGGATTGGATCATTATTATGTAAGTAATCATACAATGGAAGAAATAAAAAATATACTATACAGTTCAGAAGAATTTAAAAGAAAATGAAAATATCAATAATTGTAACGTGTTATAACTATGGTAGATTTGTTTCCGACGCCATTCAATCAGCATTAAATCAAACATATAAAAACATTGAAGTGATTGTTGTTAATGATGGTTCAACTGATAATAGCCACGAAGTAATAAATCAGTTTAAAGATAAAGTAATTTATATTAATCAAAACAATAGTGGAGCTGCTCAAGCAAGAAACAATGGAATTGCTAAATCGACTGGTGATTATATTATTTGTTTAGATGCTGATGATTGTATTTCTGAATATTATGTAGAACACGCAATGACCATGATAGACGATGAATATTCTATAATTAATCCTATTGTAGTTTTTACAGATTCTATGTTAAATCCAACTTCACAGACATGGCCAACCGATTATGTAATTAAGACAATTAGTCATAACGCAAACAATATATTATTATTTAATTGGGTTACTGGTGGTAGTATGTTTTCTCGAAAATTGTGGGAATTGTCTGGAGGGTATGACAACGACACACCAAGAGCTGAAGATTGGTTATTTTGGATTAGTTTAGTGTATCTTGGTGCAAAAATTAAATTGTTAATGTCAAATGATATATTCTACTACAAGTACAGAAGACATGGCAAAAGTAGAACAAATTTATGTTCTGATGAAATTATTATTAAATATGTATTTCAAAAATATTTCCAAGTTGACAGTAGATTGGACAGTATTAAAAAATTGTATGAAGTTATTTTAAATAGAGAAGCTGACGAAATAGGTCTCAGCCATTATTTTAATTCTGAACTATCTTTAATTCAAATTAGAGATATATTATTTAATTCTGAAGAATATAGACAAAATAAATTTATTAAATAATAGAATTGTGTTGTTTTAATTATAATCGGAAGTTATTATGAAAATATTAGTCACGGGAGCATCAGGGTATGTTGGATCACATTTAGTTAAAAAACTAAAAGTTTGCCATACACTTGATATGATTGGGGATGTAGATTTCAATATTGACATTCGCAATCAATTTGAATTGGAAGAAGCGTATGATGTTGTTATTCATTTAGCTGCACTTGTGAGAGTGGGTGAAAGTGTTGAAAACCCTACCGACTATTATGAAACAAATATCAACGGTACATTGAATGTTCTTAAAAATATAAAAACAAAAAAATTTATATTTGCATCTACTGGTGCGGCTGTACAGTTAAATTCCCCGTACGCAATTTCTAAAAAAGTCTGTGAAGATATTGTGCAAGAATATTGCACAAAAAGTGGCATAGATTACATCACATTTCGTTTCTATAATGTGATTGGTGGTAATCCTACTAATCCAGATAGTTTGTTTTATGCATTAAAGACAGCTGAAAAGCGTGGATATATTAATATATTTGGTTCAGATTATAATACGATTGACGGAACAGCAATTAGAGATTATGTTCACGTTGATGAGATTTGCGAATCCATTATGCGAAGTTTTGATAGTTTAACAAACAAAATAGAAAATTTAGGACACGGTAAAGGAAAAAGTGTTTTAGAATTAGTTAATTTGTACAAGTCTGTTAATAATGAAAATTTTGACATTGTTTTTTGTGACAGACGTGGTGGCGATTTGGAATATAGTGTTTTAGATGAACCATCAAAATTTATGGTAAACATATACAACATGAATGATATGTTAAAGAAAAATTGAAAGAACTTAGTTCTAAGGTATAAGATGAACGATAAAATTATATTAGTAACGGGTGGTTTTGATCCACTACATTCTGGTCACATCGACTACATCAAAGAGGCTAGAAAATTGGGCCGAGTAGTGGTTGGCGTTAATTCAGACGCTTGGTTGACTCGTAAAAAAGGTCAACCGTTTATGCCTTTTGAAGAACGACTAAACATCATTAGCAATCTTAAAGATGTTATGACAGCTATTGGGTTTGATGATTCTGATGGATCAGCTAAAGATGCTATTACCCAAGTGCGTAAAATGTTTCCAAAGAATACAATTGTGTTTGCAAATGGCGGAGACCGCACCAAAGAAAACATTCCAGAGATGGATACAAATGTTGTTGATGTAGAATTCTTATTTGGTGTTGGAGGCGATAATAAGAAGAACAGCTCAAGTTGGATTTTGAACAATTGGAAAGCTCCTACCGAATCTCGAGTTTGGGGTAAATTTATGAATTACTATGCTTCGGAGCAAGCTAAGGTGAAAAGATTGATAATCGAACCAGGTAAATCGATATCAATGCAACATCACACACAACGCTCAGAGTTTTGGTTTATTGAGGGTGGTACAGGAACTGTGTATACGTTAGAAGATGGTAAGGAAATTACTAAAGGAACCTTGCAACAGCACGATTCCATATTCATCCCTACAGAATCGTGGCATCGCTTAGAGAATACAGGTACAGGCGATTTGTGCGTGATTGAGATTCAATATGGTGAAAAATGCACTGAAGATGATATTATCAGGCTGTCCAAACTGTAATGATAAATACGCCATATTAGGAGAAAAACATGGCAGTTCCTACAAGTAGACAAGAATTCAAAGATTATTGCTTAAGAGCTCTAGGCAGACCAGTAATCTCAATTAACGTAGAAGATGATCAAGTAGAAGATCGAATTGATCAAGCTCTGAAGTATTATGGTGATTATCACTTCGATGCTACCGAACGAATTTACTACAAACATCAAGTAACATCTACTGATATTACAAACAAATACATCACGTTACCAGAAAACATCATTGGTGCCGTGAGTATCTTCTCTATTGGAGATCCGTCCGTACGTTCAGACGATTTATTCAATATCAGATATCAAATCGCGTTAAATGATCTATACACACTAACCTCAGTATCCTTAGTGCCGTATTATATGGTAATGCAGCACCTTGCCGTAATCCAAGAACTATTGGTTGGTAAGCAACCAATTCGATATACACGTCATCGTAATATATTACATATTGATATGGATTGGAATACGATTAATGTCGGTGAATACCTATTAGTAGAAGCATACCAAGTAATTGAACCCACAACTTATACTGATGTTTGGGGCGATCGCTGGTTGGCTGAATATGCAACTCAATTAATCAAGCGTCAATGGGGTAATAACCTCAAGAAGTTTGGCGGAATGCAAATGCCAGGCGGAATTACGTTCAACGGTCAACAAATCTACGATGAAGCTGATGCCGACATCAAGCAGATGGAAAAAGAGATGATAATGAACTACAGCCTACCAGTAATGGATATGGTAGGGTAGAATAAATGGCAACCAACTTCTATTTCGATCAACATCAAAACGGTATGGAGCAAGAGCTCCTTGCTGAGCTCGTTGCAGAATCAATAAAGATTCATGGCATTGATATATTTTATCTTCCGAGAGAAACTGTAAACAAAGATGAAATCTATACTGAGGATGCATTAAACGAATATCAACGGGCATTATTATTAGATGCATATCTAAAGTCGTTCGATCAGTTTGAAGGTGAAGGCCAGTTCCTACAGAAATTCAATTTAGAAATACGTGACACATTAACGTTATCTATTTCTCATAAAACATTCCAAGATGAAATCACTCAACCAGTTGGCATTATAAGACCACGTGAAGGGGATTTAATTTACCTTCCAGTAGCTAAACGTTTGCTGAAGATAACATATGTTGAAAAGTTTCCTGTAATGATGCCTTTAGGTTCATTACCATCTTATGATATCAAATGCGAGATGTTCGAATACAGCGGTGAAGTTCTTAATACTGGTATTCGGGAGATTGATGCAATTGAGAAGAATTATAATATTGAACTCAACAACTTCACAATTGCTACTGAGTCTCGTCTTGAACTTAGAGATGAGGATGGATTCTCGATTATACAAGAAGCATATGATATTGATGTGATAGATCCAACAGCTCAGAATGATGAGATAGAAGAATATGCAGACAACTTTATCAACTTTAGTGAACGTGATCCTTTTAGTGAAGGAACATACTAATGTTAGGTACAACATTTTATCACGGCACACTTAAAAAGTATGTGACGTTGTTTGGAACATTATTTAACGACTTGTATATTAATAGAACAGATAGCGTACATAATGTTATTAATACTATTAAGGTTCCATTACAATATGCGCCTAGAGAAAAGGTACTTGCTCGTTTAGAGACTGATCCAGCTCTTGATAGACCAGTAGCTGCCATATTGCCTCGCATGGCATTTGAGATTACAACAATGTCATATGCACCAGGCCGTAAATTGCCTACGATAAATAAGAATAGGAAGATTAGTAATACAGCGAATGAGTTTAGCTATTCATATAGTCCAGTACCATATGACATTTCTTTCTCATTGTATATTATGGTTAAGAATCAGGAAGATGGTACTCAATTGCTAGAACAGATTCTACCATACTTTACGCCAGAGTGGACATCAACAATAAACTTAATTCCAGAATTAGGTATTGTGCAAGATGTTCCGCTAGTATTATTAAACGTTACCCCTCAAGATACGTATGAGGGTGACTTCCAAGAACGAAGAGTTATTACTTGGACGTTGGATTTCATTATGAAGGGATACTTCTATGGTCCAGTACGTAAGTCAGGAGTTATTACTCTTGCAAACACAAACTTCTTTGATGCAACGCTTTATGATAATATAGATGACGCGGTTGGAGTTGCTCCAGAGGTGTCGACGGTAACTGTTGAACCAGGACAGTTAGCTAACGGCTCTCCAACATCTAACGCCTCAG